AAACTTCACGTTGCCGGCACATTCAACGCCACAGGCAACTCAATAATAGGTGGTACGCTTGGTGTCACAGGAGCGGCAACGCTGTCATCGACATTGACAGTCGCTGGTACTACAACTCTCCAAGACCATGTGTATATCAGCAACAACAAGTATATCTATTACAAAGATAATCCTTCAAGCGGTACTGCTGCGAATATTGACATATTAAGATTGTCGAGCAGCAATAATCTGCTGATAGGGCATGGCGTCGGGCCTAAGTCTTATGACACGTATCTGCAAGGATATAATGTCTATCTGCGGTACGGCACGTCAAGGACTACTGGTCTTACGCTCAGTAACGCTGGACTTGTGACGCTTGCCAACAACCTTGTGCTTGGTTCTTCTAATAACACGTACATCAAGATTGGCGGTCTGTACCTGTCCTACGACTCTTCGAACAATGCCCTGCGTGTTTCTGCTAATTCCGACGGTACTGGTTCTGCCCACCTCTATGCCACTGGTGCCGTCAGCGCCTTTGGCATCGGTTCTTCTGCAAGCGGCCTGAGCCTGTGCGCACCGTTGAATAATATCAACAGCAACATATCAGCCAATCCCACTGTCAATGGTGCTACGTTTGTGTGGAACGGCAACACGTCTAAGTTCGTTTATTCTAATACAAGCGGACAGACGCTCAACGCATATAATATCAGCGTATCATCCGCATTGTCCGCATATACTGGAAGTTTTGGAAGTACGCTTGAAGCAGTCAACATGACTGTCACTGGCGGTAATCTTACCGTTCAGACAGGCAACCTTACGGTGCAGGCAGGGCGTGCTGGAATCGCAGGTGCAACTTCTTCAAGTTACACACTTTACGTTCACGGCACTGGACGGTTTAACTATCTCGTCATAGGTGCTGCCAATACAGTATCGTCAGTAGCGTGCACGACGATAGAGGGTATCAGCAGCAGGGGGTTATATCTGAAATACGGCTGAAGGACATCGTTGGGGATGTCAATGCCACGGTGGAGGATATCGCCGCTACGCATGTGTTCAATTTCCGCTGGAAGCACGGCGGCGACACCATTATGCTCGGAACGTCTGCGCAGGACTGGCAGAAGGTACTGCCCTATGCCGTCAGCGTCGGTCCAGAGGACTACCTGTCATTGAACTATGCAGGAGCGGCGCTTGCGGCTACAGTAATCACGGCCCGCAAGGTCGTTGACCACGAGCAGAGAATCAGGCAACTGGAGATTGAGAACGAGGAACTGAAAAAAGAACTGAAACAACTTAAAGCGGCATAGGATATGGCAAACTCAAACGGTAAGATAACTGCACCTGTTGGCATCGGCGACATTCAGACGGTGCTCAGTTCGGGAGAGACGAGCATTGGCCGTCTGTGCCGACTGTCTGTCATCAACATGTGGGCAAAATATAAACCATTGAAAGGTTGTCCCATTGACATTACCAATCAGATGACCAATAATACTTGGCGCACTGACACCTACCTTGTCAACCACTCTATCACACCTTGGTGGAGGGGTACTGACGGGAAGTACGGCCTTGATTATAGCGGCGGTTTAGTAATCGCAAGAACTGGCCAGAATGATATCCATACTGCGCTTAACAGTCTTGCTAATAATAAGGTTGACGGCAACCTCAACGGATGGGAATACAAGCAGCCAAACGACAACGGAACCGTTGCGAACGGCGACCTCAAGAGTTACTACAACTTCTTGGGCTATAACCACAATGCGCCAAAACCAGTGCAGGCCATGTCTGCTGGTGACGAGATTGTAGGCACAAGCGGATACAATGGTTCTCTATGGACGTTGGAACTGGATTGGAGAAGTTCTGACGACAATGACAGTGGCATTGACAACAGAGACTTCCTGATGGTTAAGGATATTATCACCAACAGACCACTATATGAAGGCATTGCCATATACAGGAAGGACAGCAACGGTGATTACGACGTGATGGCATGGAATATCGGCCACACATGGATGGGGAAAGGTCTGTTTGAGGGGGAGACTTCTTCAACAGGCGAGACCCAAGACCATGCTGAGTTCAAGTACAGCGGGACATATTATGCCATCCCTGTACTGTTCTCTCCAAGCACAGCGTTGACGGACGAGAACCAACTGGCACAGACCACGCCAAACTATTCCAACAAGCCATCGTCTGGCACGCCTTACCCGATATGGATAATAACATATCCATACACGGATTTCGTGGAGTTTACGACGAGAAGGATAGAAAGCGCCCAAAGATATGGCTATCCTTGGCTTAGTAATTCCAAGGCTCTTCCACCTTTGTCTGGAAGTACCCTGTGCTCGTGGGCAAGCAGACTGTATATAGATAAGACAGTTAACCCAGATTGGTATAACAACACGAACTCTTTTACCCTTACTGTATATGTGGTTGATGACACATGGGACGGCACACCACCTAATGACGTGAATCGTAATATTACCAAGACCATAACAGTGCCAACAAATACACGTTATACGGCAATCGTATGGGGTGCAAACGAAGAATACCCTATATTGCAACTCGATATAAACCATCAGTGGTATATAATGGTGTATATGAGCGGCTATGGTCTTGTCAGGAAGATAGCACTCATCATGCCACCAGCAAATTCATTACAGACAACATAGTATTAACATTTTAAAAATTTCAGAATTATGGGAACATTTAATGTAACAAGTTCTAACTTGAACAACCAGTACACTTACAGTAACGCTACCGTGATTGTAGTTGGAAATTACAACATGGACGCAACGACTAACACCCTGAAGAACATCTCAGGCTCGGTCAGAAGACAGAGTATGGAAGAGGAAGAAGGTTATATAACCGACTTCATCAGTTATATGAGAGATGGTGTGCTGAAGACGTCATTCACAGAAGAAATGACGAAGGAGGATTACGCTACCGTATTGGATGCCATCGACGAGATCGACGATTTCGTGAGAGGTATTGATGCTAACGTGGAGGAGTAAGACATGAAACAGACAATCAAGACAGATGAGGTACTGAAAGCGTTCAAGGTGCTTTCAACCGCAAAGTATGACAAGTTGTCTGACGAGGACAAAATCAAGTTGTGGAAGATAACGTGTGCCATGATGCCCTATGCTACGAAGTACGATGAACTCGAAAAGGACGCAGCACAGAAATTCAAGCCAACCACGGAAGGTTTTGACGAGCGTTTGGAAAAAGCGCAAGGCGTTGAAAGAATGCTCAGATTCCCTAATGTTGACGCATCCACTTTACCGATGGGGCCTGCAGAATATAACAAGTTCATTGCCGAAGAGATGAATCCCTACAATAAGGTTGTTGCAGAGGCATTGAAGGAGTTTGCGGACAAGGAAATCGAACTCACGTTTGACGGACTTTCGAGTGAGGCTTTCGGTAAACTCATGGCCTCTAACGATTGGGTTATGGGCAACGTGGCAAAACTCGGTATGCTTATTGTTGAACAATAAAAGAAGGAGGACTGATTATGGAAAAGAACCCTATTTTCTGCCTATTGGCAACAGCCGTATGGCTATTTGGACTTATCGGCGGTTTCGGCTACCTGTGGTACGACGGTCACTATCCGTTTGCCATCGCAGTAGTCTGCATCGCAGCAATGGCCTTCCCGAAAGTGAAGGAGTATTTCAAGGTATTTGTATGAACCTGCGGGGCGGGAATGATCCTGCTCCGCACAAAAGAATAAAAAAATGGGAATCAGTGAAATAAAAGGTGTACTTATGGTCATTCTGACGGCTCTCGGCGGATTCTTCCTGCCAATCACGGACTTCATTGTGGCCATACTCATTCTTCTCGGCATCAACTTCTTGAGCGGCTGGATAGAGGATGAGTTGCACGGGGAGGGATGGAGATGGAAGAAGGCGTTCAAGACGTTCTATGAGTGTCTTGTGATGTGTGGCATCGGTGCGTTTATCTTTGTCATAGGCCACTTCATGCACAGGGAGGATGCAGCCATACAGTGCCTGAGTCTACACAGGTTTGTGAACTTCCTGCATTTCATCATCAGTATGCAGTTCGTTGAGAAGATACCTTACCTGAAGGCGTTCCTCATGCAGGAGAAGAATGAAGAGAACCATAACACCATACTTGATAAAGACGACAATTAGACTATGGTAATAACGCAAGCACAACTATTAAGGGCTGTTTCTGAGTTGAACAGGGCAAGGCTGGATGAGTTCGTAGCATCGTGGAATATGTACGCTGTGTATTTCGGCCTTGACAACCCCAAGCGTGCGGCTCACTTCATGGCTCAGGTGTTCACTGAGAGCGGAGCATTGAAGGCCACCTCTGAGAATATGAACTATTCCGCACAGAGGCTCATACAAGTGTGGCCCAACCGTTTCCGAACACTGGAGTTTGCCGAGCAGTACGCCCACAAGCCTGAGAGACTTGCGAACTATGTCTATGCTAACCGCATGGGCAACGGTGACGAGGCATCAGGTGACGGATGGAGATACAGGGGACGAGGATTTATCGGCTTGACTGGAAAGAGCAACTATGCAGACTTCAACAAGTACGACCTGTGTACATCAAACATAGTGCTTGATCCTGACAGCGTATCGGAATACCCGTTGAATCAGTTGTGTGCAATGTGGTTCTGGGAACGGTATAAACTGAATGAGATAGCAGACCTTGACGATGGCGGCAAGATTGGCGAAACGATTGTTGAACGTATTACCAAGAAAGTCAATGGTGGAAATATCGGAATCGCTCAGAGAAAATACTATTATCGAAAGTTTAGGAAGGAATTTGGAATATAAATGAAGGAAGGAGACATCTATATGAACAGGAGGTATTACACACAGAACGAGTTAAGGCAGGAAGCCTACTATGAGAGAAAAGACGCAGAAAGCGGTCACAGTATGAGGGCCTGCATGTATTGTATGACCGGCCTTGTCGTGTTTCTGTTGCTTGCTGCCTGCTTCTCCAGTTGTACGACATTGAAAAATGCTGAGACAGAAACAAAAGATTCTGTTTGCATAGAGTACATAGAAAAGATTGTTTTTGATACAGTATATGTAACAATAGAAGTTCCGATAGAGAAACAAGAACGTGAAACAACTGATTCAACATCATTCCTTGAAACATCATTTGCCAAAAGTACTGCTTCTTTGAAATGGATAAATGGTATGCCGTGGTTATTTCATGACTTAGAGAATAAGCCACAAAAGATTGTAAAGCCTGTTGAAGTGGAAAAGAAAGAAAAGATTAAGATTGTTTACCGTACCCGTTATAAGACAGGCTACAAGTACGTAGAAAAGGGTCTTACATGGTGGCAAAAGACGCAGATGATTGCGGGCGATATTCTTCTTGCCGTGATTTTCGGCCTGCTCTGCTTTGGCGGCTGGATACTATTCAGGAAACTGTCAATAATCTGACACAATTTTCTTCATATATATTCATCATATTACGGTTTATTGTTTTAGGTTTTATTATTATGCTACGGTGGTAGCAATTCTTTTTATCATAATGATTGTTTTTTAGTTATTAGATTTTAGGTTAGTAGTTCAAAAAGGCTACCCGTCTGCGAGAGATAGGTAGCCTTTCTTCTGGATCATGTCGGTAGTATGTCTTCAAGGTATGCCCACCCTTCTTGAATACTAAGAACATCATGACAATACTTGGTACCAGTATAGTCCCATGCGTCAACCGCCAATCCAGTGAAAGTTACAATCCTTGAAGGGACTTTTGGCTCCTCGCGTACATCATGCCACACACCATCCCTCTGGTGTTTCCTTCCCATCTCGTAGAAGTACCTTGCAATCCTCATTCCACAGGAGAAATCCTTCACCTGACCGAATTGGTTGTATAGTTCCGATTCAAAGTCTATATTATTCATCTTGCATTGCTTTACGAAAATCATTTAATAGGTCAGAACCACAATTATATCCAGCATAACTTTTTAAGATTGGTTCTAACCACTCGCACACCTTCCCTATATCCACCAAGCCCTTGCGAGGATTTTCATCAGCCCAACTCGCTCCAATATTGAACCCATGTCTTTGATTCTTTATTGCATAAGTTTCTCCTTCAGGCGGAATTGGGAGTACGCTGTTCAGAGCATCTTCTTTTTCTTCATGTCTGCTCATACCTTATTCCTCCTTAATTATTATCACTTTAACTTTCTCATTAGTTGAATATTCATTGGACATATCTTCAAACTGCGGAACCAAATCACCTAAATCGTCATGTTGCATAGTGGTTTCCACAGCCTGCTTCATCATCTGCTCTTCCTTCCACTCAACACCTAAAATAAAACCACTACGTTTTGCGTTTAGTTCCTTAACTATATAAGGACATACGGCTGGAATTTGTTGCTTCGCTATTTCCTCCAAATCCTCACTCACTTTTTCTTCTAAGAGTGTGTCAATAAATGAGAGTATATCTTCACATTCCACAAACTTAGCACACGCAAAAGGATGGGCACTCTTGCTATAACTTTTCTTTCGCTCTTCTATAAAAGCCCTGATTTTATCTTTATCTGTCATACCTTTTTCTCCCTTGGTTCCTTATAAGTTTCACACACCCACTGATAAAATGACTCTGCTACAGTTTCAACCTCTTCTATCTTGGTATTGTCATGCCAAGAAAAAGCCATATCTATTCTTTCACTACTGGTTCTTGATACATCTACATGGACTTCAAGGCCAACATAGTCTCGCATATCCTTTGGCAGTCTGTCAAGGAACTCTTCTTTGCTCGAATAGTCATACACCAACAGGATTATCTGATAGGCATTCTTATTTTCCTCAAACTTGTTGTCTGACTTGTGAAAGCCCTTGCTTATTACATAGTCCTCATGATGCCACTGTCGGTTATATACCTTGTAGCCTCTCACAAGGAGTGATTTCTTTAGTTTCTCAAACTGTTCCTTTTTCATTTCTTATTCCTCCATTTTATGCAAATAGGCAAATTAAAACTGAATTTCATCCATACAAAAGTGAATACAATTTCCTCTTTCTCTTCATCATGCCAGATTTCTATATTTGGAAGCAATCTGAATGGTTCTCCGCTATACCAAAACATATTATTCTCCTTTCTTCTTCCTTTCTTCAAACAGATTATCTACTTCTTCGAGAAGTGAGCCTATTAATATAGGAAACACGACACAGCCAGTCCTTTCCCGTGGAGACGACGTTATAGAGAGCATCGTCCTTGCAAGAATAGCATTTGCCGATTTTAATTTCTTCTTTGGTCATACGTCAGTCCTTTCTGTATTTCTTGATTTCCTCCCGATACTCCACATCGAAGAAGTGGCGCATCTTCGGGCATGAGCCATTGTAACATATTTCGCAGTCGTGGTGCCAGCCTGGGGACAGCGACGTGAGCGGCACTTTCTCCGTACATGAATTGCAAGGGTTGTGTTTCTCGCACCACTCGTTGAACGGCTTCATGCGCTCAATGTCCTCCTTGATTTGCCGCTCGCGCTCGTCTTTGCCGACAACTATCTTCTCGCGCTGCTTCTGGTCGAGCACATACTTCGGTGGCACTCCCCACCAGTTGCTTTCAAAGTGGAGATTTTGCAAGTCCATGTACCTTGTCTTCTCTGACGGGCCGTTGATGTAGCAGTTGTACTCCGTCATATAGGCGATGATTTCATAGATATGGAACATCAGCCCCTCGCTGTCGCATTGTTCGTAAACGTCGCCCTCCGCATTCTCGGCGTGAACGTCGTAGGATGGCTCTTCATATCCAAGCCGCTCTACATTGATTCGGATGTTGCGGTCATACCCGAATGTGCAGAGCAATAATGTTAATACGTCTTTTCCTGTCATAGTTCCTTTTAAATTCGTTTAATTCGTTTAGTACTCTCCAGCACCATCATCATGTGTGCCATCTTTAGAACATCTGTACTCAAGCACCTTGACACCATTCTCATTCCTCATGGTGATATAAGCGTATTTGTCCTCAGTGACAGCAGGGCATTTTATACCGTATGGTGTATTCGCCTCCCATATACCGCTTGTCTTACCATCGTCTGTTGTAACACCGCCACCTTCAATAGTGAACTCCACACGCTGATTAACGGTGATGCTTGGATGTCTCTCTTTGGTGCATTGCTTTGTGCAACGGTGTACCATTTCTTTCTCTCCAGCATCCACATGGCAACTTCCATAACCACCGATGGAGTAAGCGAGAGATGTGTTCACCTTCTCTGTCGGTGTAGGTGTAGGCTCTGGTGTAGTACCATTCTTGATTCTCTCATACTCCTCCTTTGCTTTCTTCAACAGACCATCAAAGTCCACGTTGGTGGTTGCAGCAAGTACAGGAACCACCATTGTACCGATAACCCTACCATGAATGGTGTCTGACTGCCAGTGGAAACGGCATATCATCCGACTGTTGGCATATTCATTGACGGCCTTCAGAATCTTGTCAGCACGCTCAGGCATAATCATCATCAGGATTAGACCAACACCCATTATATAGGCAGAGTGGCCGCTTGGATAACTATTGGCATAGACCTGGTTCTGAAAGTATGTCTCGTAGTCACCAATGCTTGTGCCATTATTATCCACATATTGGCCGTTCTTGTTGTAGTAACCAGTTGTCCTGCCATCTCCTTCTTCTATGGAGTAGTTGACAAGAACCCTCTGCTTGGGGTCTGCGTTAGCCTTGCCGTCTGTCTCACCCTCTCCTGGTCTGCGACGGCCATACTCCTGATTAAGCAAGGTTTCCCTTGTATGTGAGCAAGGCTTACCTAACTTGTAGCATATATCTGCGATAACTCCATCATCAGGAATCTCTATGCCGATGTTGTGTAATCCGAATACAGGATTGAAGGTTATCTCTCCATACTTATCATCCTTGACTGTCCTTGGTTTGCCAAACAGATGAGGCTTCTTGTACTCTTTATCAGAAATGGCCTGAATGGTTCTCTGACACTTCTCAGCATCCTTTGTATCGAGGTTATAATACAGGCAGATGTAAGAATGAATAGCGGCATCCATGTTTGCCGTCTCATAGGAATTAGTTGGCTCACCTTTTAGTCTCTTGTCATATTGGCTAAGATAAGGAGCAGGTGCAGTAGGCATGAACTTCGTACAGTCTATGTAGCACTCTGATATATCGTTCTTGTAGGTGAGCATCTTACCACCTACCTCCTTGCGCAACTCTGGAATAATAGAAGCATCACGGTTCATTGCATAGTTAGCCGCAGCAATCATCCTTGCAATGTTTGGGTCAGAGTTCATAGTCCATCCGTATGTTGGCTGCTCTGTTCCCTTAACCTTATAATCGTAAGCCATCTGCATTAACTCCTGCCTTTTCTCAGGTACTAACTCAGCAAGCGTAAGCCCTACAATCCATGCCATATATTGGTCTAACACATATTCGTTAATGTTATTGCTGTAGTAATCGTAGATTAACGGGAAGCATTCTTCTATTGTCTGAATAGACTTAAACCCCCATATATACTTTTTTGTCTTTTCGCCTATTGGTACTATATCAGAGAAATATTCAATAACATCGTCAAATCTCTGTCTGACAGTATCTTCAGTTCCAACAGGCTCTGGGGCTGGTCCTGGCTTAGGGGAGGGCTTTTCTATCTTGCTCAACGTCTTAGTGTCAGCATACCACTCCAATCCTGCTTCCTTCATCTTCTGGAAAAGAACGTCACGCTGCTCCTTGGTGGCAGGATAGGTAAATTCTCTCGCAAAGTACAAAGCACAGCCGTCAATTAATTCATTATCGCTAAACAGAGCACAGTACACTTCTGCTGATTTTTCTTCTAATTTTTTTAGAATAAAAGTGCATGTTGCTTCATAAAGCACATCTCCGTCCTTGGCATCTTCGATAGTCCATAAATGATACCTATCTTCAAAACACAAATGGAAATATCCATTAGTATGTTCGTAAGCGATAACTTTGCCAGATTCATCTGTATTGATTTTGGTAATTTGAGAAACATTTCCGTTTTCATCTATTATCCAGTCTCCTGCGTTAAACTTCAGTCCTGTAGTCTCAGTAGGCTCAGACGGATCTGTATTAGAAACTTGCCCAGATGGCTGCTCTTCTCTCTTGTCCTTCCACTTCAAGAAGGCTAAAATCCCCAATGAAAATAAAATGAGGACTCCAATAATAATTAATACTGTTGTCATTGTTTTATTTTACTTTTAATCATTAAATTAAAATAAACGAAATCTTATTTTACTTTTAAGTTCTCTATATCATAATTTCCATCACAACCAAGCACAAACTACTTAAGGCTCATGTGATGTATTTTGTACTGTATCATTTTTGCCTTCTTCTTGTTTCTGAGAAGCAGTTGTCTGGACAACTTACACTCAAGTTGCATTATGGGATTGCTGGCCACTGCTATTTGTTTTTATATTAATTCAAGTACTGTTCTTTACATGCGTGGAATTACAATTAATGTATGCTTGCATGTTTTACGGTCGGTAAAATATTAATTCTAGTTCCTTAATCCTCTTTTTAATTCTCCATACCAACGCATTACCGGCATCATTTAGCAACCTGCTATCATCAGAAGGCAGAAGCATTACAACATCATCCAATGCAATACGTAAACCATGCAAGCATGCATCTTCAAGTGTATCACAAGTACCGTTACAAGCAAGCCTCATGTCCTGCTCCATGACATATTCCTCTATTTTCTCTCTAACTGTCTTTGCCATAACTATTTTCTTTTGTTTATGTTAAACGATTTACACAATGCACAAAACTCGAAGTTGTTACATGGGTTAAAACCTGGTTTGTACATGTTAGGACAAGTCTCTTTTGTTTTTATATTGTATCTGTACTTACAATTAGAGCAACACTTCTCATAATTTCTCTTCTTCTTCATAATTCATCAATATTGCCACGATGCTTGCACAACGCTCAAACTGGCTTGCACCCGTTACCTCGTTCCAATGCTTGCAAAGATGGTCTGTAAGTTTCTTCATACCTCCCAACTTGGCAATAGACACATTCTCAATGTCCCCGCACTTGTAGAGTTTGAAAATCTCTTGCAGATACTCGCCATTAGTCCACGAATCGGGATAATAGGCACTATGGCACTTTGTCACGGCAAACACGCCCTCATGCCATGAGTTACTTTCAATGTGCATATTCACTGGCACATATTTCTTCCCAATACGTCGATATAGCGCATTGTCACACACAGGACGCTGCGGCTCATGGTATTCCTCATACCTGCCGTTGTCCTTTTTCACATAAAGTTTCTGTTTCTCGTTCATAATTATTATTCAATTAATTCTTTTAGCGAACACTGCGCAAACAATTCGTCTTTTAGTTTCATAAACTTACATAACGAAACAACAAATTTTATTAAGATTTTGTCGTCAGAAATAGCAATAAGATGTTGACCATCTTTTATTGTAGCAATTATCTGTAATTTCTCAATATCGTTTGATGTCATAATCACCTCCTTATTTCTTGCTTAATAATCTTTCCGTCCTTAAACTCAGTGATTACAGAGAAATCCCCGTCGGTACTGCCAACGTCAACACCGTTGTGTCTTTTCCAATTTCTCACCTTCTTCCTTTGCTTCATCATCTTCTTTTGCCGTTTTGTCGGAACAGGAGAATAATCAAATTCTTGGTCTTCTATTTCGTACTTCATACCACAATCTCCTTTTCAATTCCACAAAGACGTAAGGCATGTTGCAATTCGTGAACGTAATTGATAGGTGTTACAAGTTCAACGCCAACATGCCACCACCATGAGTTTTTACCATCTTCTCCGATCCATAAAGATAGGGCTTCTATTTCCTCATTATCCCAACTTTCATTAGAATATACTTCTTTGTTCCATCCGTTCTTCTCAAGTATCTCCGCAGTCAGTGGGATAGGCTTAACCTTGTCAATGTCAAATAACGATTCGACACCTTCTCCGTTGTTATAGGTTGTGCCTACAACATCATTGTCTTGGATGTTGTCAATCTGATAATTCCCTTTCGGCGTGTTCACCCAATCGCCTATTTGAAGTTCTTTTGCCTCCATACTATTCTCCTTTCTTATACTCTTTACAATTCTCTACAAGGTGATAGCCGTGTACCATACATGCACCGAAACCATCATAGTTGATGCAGTCCTCACAATTACTTTGTAACATTAGAGGTTGTTCCATAATTATTGTTTTTCTTGTTAAAGAAATCTTTTGGCACTATCATACCTCCAAGCAAATAGCAGTTTGATGGTATTACCAATCTGTTATGTTCTCTCATACTTATCCCTCCTTAATAATTATCACTTTCACTTTGTCACCATCCTTTTGAGGAAGTACACCTATAGGATATTGCACAGAATAATGCACTTCGTTGCAAGTCTTTAACGGATAGACAGCACATGCTTTCGCATCAACAGCCTGCTTCATCATCTGCTGCTTCTGCCAGTCGGCGCCTGCTTTAAAAGCGTCTCTGCTTATTCTTATTATAGACTGTTCTTGCGCGTCAAGTTGTAGGTTAGAAGTATCTGTCCAATCTGGAAATAATTTTTTTGCGGCTTCCTCCAAATCATCGCTCTCTGCAAGTTCGGGAAAGATGTTTTCAAAAATCTTCTTATAGCCCTCATACTCTGATGAACAGGAAAGACTTCTTGCTCTTTCCAATGCAAGTTTATACATTTCCTCGTAGTCCATAATTCTTTTTTGTTTACTTGCTTAAATTTCTTACACAAAATCAACCTCGACAGGGCTGTTCTCGTAGGTCACGAAAGGAATAGCCACCTCGTCAATGCTTGCGAAAAGGCTTGGGAAATTAGCGCAAAACAATCCGCATTTATCTATAGGCTTAGTCCTGAAAAGCCATACAATGTGAGCGTCGGCGTCTTTCGCTGCCCACAGCCTATGACCTTTGACCACCATGCTCTTTATTTTACTTTAAAGCGCCCCAAGGTCTGAGGCAACTGCCTTTGCAGCCTCATGCCATTCTGGATTTCCCGCTATATCGTCGATTATCTGCGATATGTCGCTGCTAATTGTCTCGTATTCACTCTGTGTCATACCAATGTGATCCTTAAATGAGTTATTAGATCGACTATGGCAATAATTGCTATACATATTACTAATGAGCACCCTAAACAGTTCTTTCCATCATTGTTTACCATATATAAAAACAACGAGGGCAGAGGAATCGGGTATCACCTGTGGCTCTCGATACCTTCATCCAATGTCCTCTTGATTTTATCCGTATTTGCCGTGAGAGCCACCAAACGACTTTTTGATTTCTGCCGCAAAGATAGGGATATGCTTTGATAGAATGTGTAAAGAAAAGTTTCGTTATAATTTGTTTTTACTGATATTTCCCGTTATTTCACGTTGTTTCATAATTTAACTCTTAAACTTTTCGTTTACATTTCTATACAATTTTTTGCTTTTATTTTTCACGTTATTTCACAATATTTCCCGTTATTTTTTTCTGTAGTCAAACTTTGCTAAACGCTTGGAAATGAGTTGTTTTTGGTGTACCTTTGCAAACAAATCGGGTATGCTGTGATACCTTAATGTGAGGGAAAACCACTCATTAACTGCTTTGCAGACACAGCCAGATTTTCTGATTCACGCCTGCAGACACATAAAGTTAGCGATAACTTTGCACATGTCAAGCCCACTACATTGACAAACAAATGACTTTCATTATTTAATGATATAAGTCCCTGAAGCCAAGAAAGAAGTAGTGGTCTTTCGAGGCTTCTGTGGTATATATAAGGTATATGCTTTACATCAGACGAAAGATAATAAACGACATAGCAGGCAGTCAGCAGAAACAGAAGGCTGTCGCTTTCGCCTTGATGTTGAAGGAGAAGACAAGCAACTCATCGGTCATCCGAAAATTCACCATTTACAAGATTCATAAACTGACATGCGACAAAGACGGTAAATGTGGCATGGCATACAAAACTATCAGGAAATACCTTGACGTGTTGCTGAAAATGGAGTTGGCAGTGATCAGGGATGGCGATCTATATATAAAAAAGATGTCTTCTTCTTCAAAGCATAGGAACATAAATATTTCAAAACTGAAGATAAACAAGACGAGAAATGTCTTCAACCAAATAAGGGATTTGCTGTTTCTGCTTATCCAGTCACATAAGGATTATATTAAGAGTATTCTTCAACTGCGCAAAGACCCACCGAAAGGTACGGACTTCAAGAAAGTGCGCAGGCTTTGTAAGAAGTGCTGCAAGAATCCGGATGCTGAATTTGCAGATTATGGCATATCATACAGAAAGGTTGCAAAACAGGTCGGTTGCTGTGTGAAGACCGCCATTAAAGTCGTTTCTGATGCTGTGAAACGCAAATGGTGTTTCAAGACTAACAACTGCGAGGTTCACGAACTTTTCGGTGTCAATTATCGAAAAGTTCCTGGATATACGTTCACTTCAAGGAATTATGGCTACATCTTACGCTCAAATACCTACACTTTATCCAAATCTTGGTCAAAGTCGCTAAATTGCGTTGCTTGTGTTCCGATGCAGAATAGGTATGGTATTTCTGATAAATGGTAAAAAAGTAAATAGTGAGTTATGGCGAAAATTGAAGTAGAAAAGTTCTTGTCAACACTAAAGTGGTCAGACTTCTTTATTGAGCACATCTACACAAGAGGTGGGTGCTACCAACTATATAAGGTGTTGAAAGTTATATTTCCAGAAGCCGTACCATATTTTGATGGTGCTCACGTAGCAACGCTTATAGACTCCAAATTATGGGATATTAACGGCATCGTAAAAGATGATTGCAATAACTTTCGTGCTATGACAGAAGAGCAAGAGAAAGAGGCTGAGAAATGGAGTTTTGCAGCCAACAATGATTTATATTATGGTGAGTGTCCTATTTGTGAGGAGCCGATAAGGATTGATAGAAGTAAACTAATAAAACAAGTTTAATATGGGCGATAAAGAAACTTACGCAGGTATAGGCAAACTATATGTCGGTGTTGCTGGCGAACCTTTGCAGGATGCAGGCACGATTGCAAAGTGTGACTTGCTGAGTTGTGAGGGTACTCCTACTATAAACAAGTGGAATACCGATTTTGACAAGAAGTCGTTTGAGGCAACCTTTGAGATTGCTAACAGTCCAGAGTTGGAGAAGTTGCAGGAAATAATCTTGAAGTCAAGTGATGATGCCATGCGAAAGTTCAATAATCAGATAGATTCTTTCTGCCGTATTTTCGTCGAGGACTATCTTGGCATGGACTTCGAGGGCTTTTCAAAGGAATACGCCGTTGAGCATGATATGGCTGCTGTGTGGAATGACAAGCAAGATTGCTTCTACGGTCTGAGGATGGACGGGAAGTTGTATAGTGTCAGCGGAATGCTTTTCAAGTGGTGTGATGATGGCGATTTGACTCTTGCAGACGTTGACAATCCTTATTGGGCTACGGAAGAGATACGAGAGAAACTGAAAACTTTGGGTTATGAAGAATAAGGTCAAATCTTCTACGGAATTTCAGCATTTCAGAAAACTTGATGCCTTTGACATCTATGAAGACTTAGGTAAAAGGAAAGACGGGTATAGTAAGGTGTGTTTCGTCATCTGCAAATCGATTCTGGAGAACATGAAGATAGAACCTACAGCAGAGGCTTTTTTTTACCACCAAATCGGTATGATAATGTCACTTATGGTAGATTCGGGTAAGGTTGAGATAATAGGAATCAATATTGATGGGATTCCTTTCGAGTTTAGAGATTTTTTGATGGAAGATAATGACGAGAAACTAAAGGTTGAATAAAACAAAAGAGTTATGGCGAATGTAATAATACTCGAACAAACTTGTGAATGTTGCCCAGAGCAATATTGGGCAAGAAAAGGCTCAAAGATAGTCGGTTATATCAGATTGAGGTGGGGACACCTGACCTGTGATTATTTGCCACAAGGTAAACTTGGTGAAGATGAAGTGCGAGTAGTTGACTATGTGTTCAATGAAAGAACAGACGATGCGTACAAAGGTTCATTTGATTCTGACGAAGAGAGGAATTATTGGCTTGAAGAATGTAAGAAACAACTTATGTTGAAAGTCGTTGAGCGGAAAAAGAATAAATCAAATAAAAAGTAATATGGTAAAGACGATTGAAGAAATGGCGCAAGAATACGGGTTTGCATATCCCGTCATTCACTATGATGCCGATGGTAACACATACGATGATTACGACAAGCCATCATCTGACTTTCAATACGGAGCAAACGCTGTGATAAAGGTGGTGGAAGATGAGTTGACGAGGGCTTTTCTTAACGACTTCAACGACTTCTCAGCCCACGACATGGATATTGCGCAAGGCGTGATAGGTCAGATAAAGATATTTGTTGAACAACTTAAAGGAGAATAATATGAGTAAATGGAACAGACCATGCCGACTAAAGAAGGAGGCGCGCCCATTCTTCAAGGAAGTACTGGCAAGAGCGATTATGAACTTCGACGAATGGAAAGAGTACAAAGTGGACGAGAACGCTTTGGAAGAAGTGGAAGATGTGTTTATCACCTATGGTAACAAGCGATACTCTAAGTATTCGAGCAACAATGTATCAGAGGATTTAGGCTGTTGGTGCAATCCTGACAATGATGAGTACAAGAAGAACGGCACGGCAGGCGCAACCCTTTGTTTCTCCATGCACTTCCCATCATGCAAGTGGGAAGAACACGACAGGTTTATGAAGGGTCGTATGGTCGCAGGACTGATGGATAGATTACAAAGTGCTGCTGATAACTATTTTAAACAGTTTGTGGCAGATGAGATTGATGATAACGGACAAGAGAAGGAGAAATAACTATGGCAAAGATTAGTAACAAAGAGAAACTTGAAGCCCTAAAAGAGTGGCTGAAAGAAAACAACATTCCGTTCATAGAGAACCACAAGAGCAATTTCGGTGTGACGATTGACGTGAAAATCCCGTCGCTGAAGATTGCCGTGTTCCTGAGTGACGGGGACAAGGAGAAAGAACAGGCTATCTACAATGCCCGAAATGACAAGTGGAGCCAGTTTGGTACATTTACTGGCAAAGGCGGATGGAAGTTACACTATGTTTACAAGCCTTTCTTCATTCGTGAGAGCGAGACGAAGAAGTTTGTCCTGGAGAAGATTAGCAACTGCTGCTTTGAGCGGATGGTTGAGTTGCAGAAGCGTTTTGAGAAGAAGAATAAAAAGTAATTGGTATGGTTAATATGAATTGGAAGCGATACAGAATAGTAAAGACAGACTCACGGATTCTGCCTTGGAAGATAGAGGAACGATTTACATTGTTTTTCTTCTTTCATTGGTGGAATACTCCAAGTTTTGCACCACCACATCGTTTTGAACATCCAGACGATGCGGTCAACAAAGTTATAGAAGAGGTTGGCATCCGTGCCAACGTCGAAATTCGTACAGACATTATCAAGGAGGATTAAGTATGAGAACAAAAGAAGAGTTGAGAAAGGATTACGATGAACTTATATCTGAAATAGAATCAGCAAGAATGTATGATGGTCGTGGCAAAGGCGTAGATGTCTATACTTGTGAGAAATGCGGAGAGAAATTCTTAACGCGATACAAAGACAAAGGCGTAACACCGTTTACCATCAAATGTAGGAAAGATGGTTGCAATGGCACTATGATTCATAAAGTAACTATCCACGAGGGACAGGCAAAGAACGAAAGTCCTGTTATTCATAATTGGGTACGTCCTACGTTTGAACAACTACAGAGATTAAGTGAGGGCTATATTGAGCATGTGCTTAATGGTGGTTTAATGCTTGAAGATGAATTAAAGTAGTGATTATGGAAAGGGATATGCAATTATTCAAGGTGACAACAAGAGGTTGTGGGCTGTTCTATGTCGTGGCAGAGACTTTTGATGGTGCTGCCGATGCTGTGAATGAGGAACTGAATAGTCAGGATTACGGCTATACTAATGACCGCTTGGTAGTGAGTGTTGATTTCGTATGCCGTCAGACATTCATGAGCAACGGCAAGCGTGCGCTCTATGGAGAAAAAGACGAGAATCATTTGATTATTGCTGGTGTGAACAAAGAGTGAAAGATATGCCGATACGACCCGAAAACAAGAAACGTTATCCTCTCTTTTCCAACGGAACGGAGTTTATCATGTGGCAGTCGCGTAACTGCGAGAAGTGTGTTAAGGCGGTTTTCTACAACGAGAAAACAGACACTTACCCTAAGTACCGATGTGCCATTCAGAAACATATCGAGGAAGCGTGTGTTGGCGACGGTATGGGTAGTAAGCGAGTCTATGATTCTTGCCGTTCCTCTGTATGTCCTTATAGGAAGAGCGAACGTAAGAAAGCAAAGAGAACTAAGAAAGACAAGTCACTTAGTATTGATTTTAAGGAATAATAGATAATAAAACTTTTAGATTATGGGAATATTTTTAGTATTTGTAGCCTTGATTGTATTAGGCGTAGTGATGATTATTGCAGGTTATCATTGGTATAATGACGGAATGGTTATCGGTGGTGGTGCGTTGTCAATTCTGTGTGGTATTGTCGTAGTGATTATGCTCTTCTGCCTGAGTACGTTGGAAACGGACTTTGCATATTACGAAGACCAATACAACAACCTCAAAGAGCAGGTCGAGTATGTCGAGCATGACGATATTGTCACGTCGGAGAACCTGCGTAATCAGGTGTTGAAGGTGAATAACGACATATCGAAGCACAAGCGTTACTCGCAGAACATCTTGGTCGGCATGTGGTATTCCGAGCGTTTGGGTAATCTGGAGCCGTTGAAGTTGAAAAGTTCAAAGAAATAGAATATGGACGAGCAAGAACTAAGAAAACTGATGGAGTCTGGCTTTGAGAAGGTCAGACCGAAAATCGGAGAAATGACAAACTTGATGATGGATATGTACCAGCAGGGATTCAAGGACTGCTGGAGAGTATTAACGGGAAAGGAGTTTTGAGCATGAAAGAATTGGATTTACTTAAAGAGAAGTGTGTTCAGTCAATGAAAGACGTGGACTCTTTTGTTAATGAGCATTATGAGGAACTTGAGCAGCAAATCAGAGAACATCACAATATTCCATATGATTGGTTTGTCAAGATTATAAGCAATTGCGGTGTTGTGTCCGCAACTTACCGTGCATCAGAATTGGACGAGTGGACGCAACTTGTTTACTATAATGGTGAGTGGATGGAATTATCATTTTAAGATAACGGATGAATAGGTATGGCAAAAATAGATGGAAAATACGGTCAGCCTTGGACTGAGGATTTGTTAAAAGAGATAGGGTGCGAGGACATTATCACCAAAAGACATCATCTTATTGCAAGGTATCTTTACCAAAGGGTTCAACAAGTAGAGACAGTGATTGCTAATATTGAAAATGATGATATTGACCTTACATTGGTCGTTGAGCAACTATGGGAAGATTTGGATTTGGCAAGAAAACAGATTGTGCAAACTATGGATAGAAGCGATTTTTATGCGGAATATCATCATTTGAAAGAATAGGAAATGTATGGACAAGAAATGGCATTACACAAAGGATGGTGACTATCCCGTTGTATTTGGAAGTTACATTAATCAAAGTTACCCGCAGATTCCGTGTATCGTTCTGAGACACGGAATGTATGGTGTCCGTTATTGGAATGCGATAGAGGAATGTTGGGATGATGAAGAATGTGACGATTACGAGTGTGACAAGGACGACGTTGAAAGATGGATGTATCTTGACCCTATAATTGAGGAGGCATAAGTATGATTGAATCAGTTTACAAGAAGATACATAATTCTGGAATCATCCATATACTGATTAACACGTCAGAGAAATGGGTAGATTTTCTAATCAACAGAGTATGTGAAGAACATAAGGTGGAAATCAGTTTCTATCAAAGCGACGAACTGATATGTGATGAGTATATTGACATGAATAGCGACTTTGACCAGTTCAAGTATATGATATACTCGAATCAGTGTAAAGACCAGATTTCGCTTGTGCTTATTCCGAGAAGCATATTAATAAATAACAAAGAATGGAAAAAGTTATGAAGTACAAAGTATTGTCAGTCAGACAGCCGTATGCAAGCCTGCTTGTGAACGGCATCAAGGACGTGGAGAACAGAAGCCGCAGGACGAACTATCGCGGTACGGTGCTGATTCATGCCAGTGCGAAGATGCACGAGATCATGGAGCAACTGCCTACTAAGATATTCCTGTTAGGCGCAAGTCCTGTTGAGCAGCAGATAATGGCCATGGCGAAGAAAGTTGTTCAACTGGACTTGTTCGGCTGCATCATCGGCAGCGTGGATATTGTCGATTGCGTGCAGAACCATCCTTCTGAGTGGGCAGAGAAAGGACAATGGCAATGGGTATGCGCCAACGCAAAGAAATTTGAGCACCCTATCCGCAACGTGAAAGGCAAACTCGGAATCTGGGAGTGGGAAGGAGAAATTGATTTATAAATTCAATAAATGCAAAGTTATGAACAAAACATTAGTATCTATTTTTATGGTTGTGTTAGGGCTGATAGTTCCTGTTACCAACATTGTGATGAAAATCCAGTTCAATCAGGAGTGTGGCGGTTTCTTGAAGCAGGCTGCTGACGCTAATACTCCAGAATTGGCTCTTGACAGGATAAATATTGCTTTGGAGTACATTGAGAAGAACGACCTTACCAATGGGTACACGTCTGTTTTTTGGCGTACAGAAGCCGACAATGTGAGATATTGGTACAAGAACATCAAGGCTTGCCAAAGTGAACTGAAAGGGTGTCTTGGCGGCACGCAGTTGGAGAAGTCTAACGTCCTTATGAAAGTCCGTGAGTCGTTGACGGACAACGGGAAAGACGGTACGGAGTTGACAATACCTGCAGGTATCAGCCGTTATCCACATAACGCCTTCTGGGGTATTCTACGATTTGTCAGTTACATTATTCTCTGTGCGTGGTTTTTAATGCTGTCTTTGTGGATTGAAGAATATTAGTTTCTTTCTGCCATGCGTAAAAAGAAAACGGGAGCGTAACCACTCGGCTGCGCTCCCTAATTTTGTCATTTCAACTTGCTCATTTCCTTGACTAACGTCTTAGTAAGTATAGACGCATAGACACGCTCGGTCTCTCGAATGGTTGAATGACCAAGAACTTTTGCCACAACCTCAATTCTTACTCCTTTATTCAACAATAGCATTCCTGCTGTTCTTCTCGCCCAATGTGAAGAAATAGGCTTGTCAATTCCAACTTCTTTTGCTAACTCTTTAAGCCTGTGGTTGTACTGCTGATTACTATACTTTGGCAAATGATAGGCGTATTTCTCCAATATCTTCTGCGCTTTAGGCAGAATAAGCACAATGTACTCCTGACCAGTCTTAATCCTTTTTCCATACAAGAAAGTGTTGTCACCGTCTTTCTCCAGTTTCTCTGGATTGAAGTCCATTAAGTCTGAGAATGCGAGCCCGCTGTAGCAACTAAATATAAATAGGTCGCGCACGCGCGTGAGAGAGCCGTTTGAAAGTTTCGCATCCTCTAACTTCTTTACTTCTTCCTCAGTAAGCCATCGTGTCTGCTTATTGTCGCCACGCTTAACCTTGATGCCTAATGACGGGTCACGGTCTATCAGTTCGTGCAGCATCGCATCGTGGATATAGGTACGCAGTATCTTCATATATCCCCATACGGTAGGGACAGCCATTTTTGTCGTGTATTCCTTACCATCCTTACCTATCTTCGCGATGTCACGACCTAAAAGCCATTCGTAGTAGTCCGTTATATTTGCCTTTGTAAGTTGCTCGAAACCTATGATTCTTCCAAACTCAAGTAATGATGATATAATCTTGTTCTGAGCCTTCTTGGTAGAAGCGGAAATGTCGGTACGCTCGTTGATGCGCTTGTCTATATAGTCCACAAACGTAATCTTTGTATTGTCCTGACGGGTAAGGAAACGTTCAAAGGTATTCCAGTCAAACGTCTCGTTCTTCTTTGCAAGTTCCGTGATATAGTTGTCGATATTTGCTTTTACGGCATCAATTCGGCTGTTCAGTGTCAGCATATCATCACGGCTTATTACATGGGACTTGTTGCTCCACTGGTCTTTATACACCTTGACTCCAGTAGAGACATACTTTTTCCTGCCGTTGAGCAGGATTTCAACCTGGACTAGAGCGTCCTTCTTCTTTGTCGCTGTCTTCTTTCGGTCGAAGACAAACCTTGTCGTTGGGTACTTCAT